CATTCTCGGCAGACTGTCTGATTAGCTTATCGGTAAGGATGATCTTGGCACCAACCTCGGACGCGGTGAGATCAACGGTAGTCATACCGATGTCTTCCTCGTCGATTATGTCCTGACCATCGGTGAGATCGGACATACTCATCTGCCCTACCTTTGGAACGGTCACCTGTTTTGCACCCTTGGGCAGACTGAAAGACTCAATGAGAGCCAGTGCCGGGGCGTTATGTTCTTCGGTGTACCTAGAGGACGCAATTATGATTTTTTGCGCGCTCTCTAGATTACCAGTCGTCGCTGTCTGTGGCATTACATGCCTCCTTTGGTCTTATTCCAGACCAGTTGCTCGCCGTGCAGCCGCCACAGAATTTGGCGACCTATCACCTGAGTTGTAACGGTCAAGCCAGCTAGCGTCATTCTGCGCTACGCTTGGCTCTCCCTGAGAATTGTCGAACTGCTGCGCTGGTACCTGTGCCTGACGTAATCTCGCAAGTTCGGCATCCCTCTCTCTATCGGCAGATATCTTTTGTGCTGCTGCTTCCATTGATCGAGGGTCATTAAATGCCCTCAGTTTAGGAAGGTCTTCAATTCCAAGGTTATGCTTCCTGACAAGGGCTTCCGCTGCCATCATCTGGCCTTGAAGATGTTGACCATACTCCTCGGCCTGTCTCATTAAATCCATCTGGCGTTGCTGGCTCTGCATATATTCATACGCAGCTTGCTGTGCTTGTTCGGGAAGATACCCCTGATTCTCTAACTGTTGCCTGTACTGACCAGCTTCATTCGCCAGCGCATCTTGAGCTTGTTGTGCTTGATACTGCTGGGCCTGAAACTGCAACTGTTGTAATTGCTGCGGAGTGTACTGGGGCTGCTGGGGCTGTTGCTGTTGGGCTTCCCCATCAGGTGCAGCACCCTCGGCAGGCGTACCCTCGGCAGGTGTACCCTCGGCTACCGGCTGATCCGGTGTAGCCTGTTCAGGTTGGGCCTGTTCACTAGAATCACCGTCATCAGGAGTAGTGTCAACCGTACCCTCATCTTGGTTCAGTCGAGTGATCTCACCAAGAATGGGGTTAGGCTCCGACGGTTCAATCGGCGGAGGACTGTCTCCTGAAGACTCAACAGGTTCACTAATAGGCTCAGTTGTCATACAAATTCCTTTCTACTTCTAAACCCATTTTTATACAGCATATTGCAAAGTGTCAAGATAACGTACAAGATATTGTGTCTACCTGCCACGTGAAGCCCTCCTCCATCCAGACCCCGAACTACCGTATGACCCGCCTCCACTTGATGCAACCCGCCAGCTTTTGCCACCAGTTACAAGACCTGATCTAATTAACTTATCGTATGCAGATATATCTACATATCCCCATTTCAGTAACATTTCGTCTAGGGCGGCAAGCGGGTTTTCTGGGTCCGATACAGCTAGATTTGCTGAATTTAACCTGATCTCATCTCGCAACTTCCTGCTTCTTGCAAGTATGTCTCGTATGTTCTTACTATCTCTCTTGGTGTTTCTGCGTTCTGGAGTTGACATATTTTGGTACATTTCCCATTCATCAGACAAACCTAATTCTTCGGCTGCCCTAGTACCAGTCTCAAAGTATCCCGAATCATCTATTAGTCGCTGAACAAGTTTCCTCTCGCGTTCAGGATGACCTTCAGGGAACTTCTTGATTATTGATGCTTCCTTCATGTCATCGACAAATCCCTCTCCATACAACTTATGCAATGCACCTAGTCGTCGCTCACTCTCATCGTAGTTAAACCCCTCATCAGACGAGTCCAGTGGCTCATAGCCGCCCGTAATACTCTTGATAAAATCCTCGTCCTTGCCATACAGAACCTTATTGATGGTGTCCTCTGCTGCACGTAATCCACGTTTCTCATAGTCAGGGAATACGTTGTCTTTCTCCGCTTCCTTTCGAGCGAACTCTATAGTCGCATAGTATTTTGCGCGTACATTGCCGGGGTCTTCTCTATAGTGCTTCATGGGCGAAACATCGTCTTTAATAGATAATTCGCGTAGCTCTTCTAACTCAGACAACAAGACCTCTTGGGCATCTTCCACCTTGGCATAGTAGTCAGCCCGCGGGCCAAAAGACTCCTTCTCCTCTAGTCGCTTTATTTCAAATGCAACAGCCTCGTTGCCATCTGCCGCCGCACTCTCGTCAACATTTAACCGGACATAACTGGGGAGATCATGCCATTCAACCCTTGAATTAAGATCAAGGTCTTTGAACCCCGGCAAGGTAGCGTCGTACTCATATTTCTTCATCAAGTCGCCTACCGTAGTCACATCCATTGCACCACGAACAATGCCCATTCTCGCAAGTTCTGCACGATCTCTTCTGGTGGGTGGCCTGAATTTAGAACCTACAATTTCAAGTGTGCCGCCTACCGCAGCACCAGCTATCTCCATACCCGATCCAATGACATCGCCCCGCCCAGCCTTTTCAAGAGTTCGAGGTACTGTTTCCTCGATTGTCTCACTAACCACCTCACCGGGAGAAAATGGCACATAGTTATCTGCAATCCACTCGACAAGGTCACCCCAGTCGCCGCCCTCTTGCCAAGGTGCAACTGGCTTGCCCTGCCAGTCCCCACTACCAGATAATGGAAGTACCTCAAACACGATCCTAGATGCACCACTAGCCATATGGCTTTGTGCCTTTAACACATTGCCTTGGGCAGCATGGATGAATGCTGCCATCAATGAATCATATGTACCGAGCATTTTTAGTCTTCCAACAGGACTCCTGAGTGCATAGAAATTCGGATTAGGTTCTGATTTCCCAGTGGCAGGGTTTGTCCACATCGGCATGAACACACCGCCGTTGCCAAACATATCCTCGTAGGTAAGACCGCCTTCACCCCTCATGCGCTTGAATATGTCGTTTAGCCCATAGTTAAGAACAGTGGCGTATCCGAGCATTTGAAGGATAGACCTTCTTGACATTCTCTCTTCTATCGTTGCTGCACGGGTCACACCTACCCTTTCACCAACACCGTAATAAGCACCCCTGCCAGCCCTAGCAACCGTGTTCATTCGAGCCTGCAAGAACCGTGGTGCGAACAAGGCCAGATCGCCAAGGCTATTAAAAGCCCTTGTCTCTGTAAAACCAGTCTGGGAGTTGGCAGCATCAGCAATGCGTTCAAGGTCACCTGACGACTCCAACTCATCCAGAGTCCTGCCACTTTTAAGCTGTTGCTCCAACTCCATGTCAGCATTACGTATTCTGATAGAGTCTCCAGTATTGCCAAAAGAACGGTTACTGGCGCGTAACCAAGGAAGCCTGCCGAGCTTACCGCGCACAATAAACTCGCCAGACTCACCAGTAAAGTGAAGACCAACCTTTGCCCACTCTGATGCTGTCAGCCTGCCAGCAGCCGATGCTATTTTGTCGTGATCTTGAAGGAACCTATTAAAAACATCTCTATCACCAAACGACTTGAAGGCGATCCTCATAGTCTCCCCCATCGTGGAGGGTTTGTGACCATACCTGAATCCAAACAAAAGACCATTGATCCCAAATGGCGACAGGTCAAACGAAGCACCCAGTGTGCGATGGACATGGTTAAGTGTTTCAACGACATTATTAGCCACTAGTAGTGACTTATTTATAAAACCACTGGGGCTGGCACTGGCGCGGCTTTCATCTAGTGCATCCTGCACAATCGCTCGCCACCTGTTGTGAAACGTGACATCCCCTAACCCGCGTACACCTGATACTCTTCCTCGATCACTTTTTGCTTTCTCAAGAACGGCATCGCGTCTAGCCTTTAACCCTAGTACCCCATCCGGGTTTTGATCCGATGGCTTTTCCCCATCAATTATCTTTTTGAGTCCGGCCAACCTCTCTCGTATCTCCGAAGCCCGCATACCAGCGAACTTGCCTCTCACGCCCGAAACCTCGATTTGAGGAGGTAGGTCTTTCACATCCCCTAGTACACTATCGGCATCATCTATATATCTTTTTAGGTCTTCAAAGTTTATTTCATCAATCCGCTTGCCAGCATAATTCTCTATCCTGTCAAATGCGTCTGACTGCCTTTTGCCATACCTCACATCCGCGTTCTTTAATCCAGAGATTTCACGTCGCAGTCTATCTAACGACGCTTGGATACCTTCTTCTTCCATGAGTTGGCGGTCGGTCTTGGCAATAAGTTCAT